CCATTAGTGATTCGCTTGTTGTTTTTAACAAGTCCTTTGGAAAGACTAGGGGCTTTTGAACCAGATTTACCCATCAAGTCACTAATGAAATTGCCTACGTCTTTTCCTAGGTTGAAAATCATGCCAAACCAATGAGAAAATGTGTTCCAAATGCCTTCGGCGATTGAACCAACTGCTTTTCCGAAACCAGAGAATACAGTTTTGGCGTCACCCCAAAGACTTCCCCAGCGTCCAGTGAAAAAGTCGTTGAATAACTTCAACTCGCCTTTAAACATCTTGAATAGTCCGGAAAATGTTCCTGCCAAAGCTTTTACAACATCAACTGTGATTAAAATTGCACCATTTAAGATATGCCCGAACGCACGAATACCATGCTTCATTTCTAACACGAAGTATTTCTTGACAAACTTACCAGCAGGTGCTAGGGCTCGCCCTAACGAACGCATAGAACGTCTGATTGCAGGCATATTCTTGTTAAGATTTCTACTTGCTGATTTACCGAGTGAATTCAGCGCTTTATTGGCTGGTTTTAACTCACGTGATAAGACTTTCCCAATTTTATGACCCATTTTAGTTCTGCTAAAGCTGTGAACTGCCTTACCAGCCCAGCCACCAACAACGTGACCAACGGTAGCACCAATCGCAGCTCCGGCTGGGCCACCGAAGAACATACCAACGCCTGTTCCGATTGCAGTACCAACCGCTTTACCATAACTCTTATAACGGGTTGTGTTGTTTTTGGTGGTAATTGCACTATATAAACTTGCACCAATGTCAATTCCAGCTCCGGCAACTGACGCACCGGCGGCAACCTTACCCATGATTGACCCACCAGCCTTAGCTACACCCGCTGGGGCAATACCTCCACCTAATGTGGAAGGAGCTTTAATAGCAGCAGCCTTAGCTGGTACTATAAACGCCCATGCAGCTTTTAATGCACCCATCGTTTTTAATAACCCGCTCAACGCGAACGATACGGGAGCAATAGCACCAACGGCGACAATACCCCATGTTACAATCTTCTTTTGAGACTTAGGCATTTCATTAATCTTGAAAAGTAATTTGTCGAACAAACGTAATGCGCTATTCAAGTTAGGGAGTACGGTTGTTGCAAAAGCAATCCCCAACGAATTAAGTGATTGTTGGAAAATCTTGATTTGGGATTGTGCCGTCATCGTATTTGACTTCGATAACTTGCCAACGTAATCATTTTTTGTTGACTTTTCAACTTTCTTGTTTAATTCATCTAATTGCTTAGAACTATTTGCCAGAATTGCCCCAGCGTTTTCACCAGTAGCACCGAACAAGGCGTGGAAAATAACACCTTTTTTAGCTTTGCTCATGCCTTGTGTTTGCTTGTTAAGAAGTGCCATGGTTTCGGTTACTGACTTCATATTTCCACGCTGATCTACGAAGCTCTTAGCACTCAATCCCATGCTTTTAAGTGCTTCCGCACCGCCCTTAGTTGGGCTTTGGATAGATTGCATAACCTTACGCAATCCAGTTCCGGCTTTTTGAGCCTCAAGTCCGTTGTTAGATAAGATACCAATGGCCGAAGCAGTTTCAGAAAGTGAATACCCAGACTGGTGAGCACGCGCGCCAACGTATTCCATAGCAACACCCATCGACTGGAAGTCAGTGGCCGTTAAGTCAGACGCGTATGCCATTTTGTTAACAACGTCTTTGGTGTTGTTTAACATTTTGGACGTTGAATTGCTACGCATTCCGAATGATTCTAGCGCAGCGGTAGAGTTGTGCACAACATCATTGTAATCGTCTCCGGAAGCCATACTTGCTTGCAATAGGCTTTTCTGTGCAGCCAATGCTTGGTTGGTTGAATAACCACGTTTGATTAATTCTTGATAACCATCAGCAATCTTTCGCTGGGAAACACCATATCTAACAGAATACTTATTGCCATCATCTTGCATTTTATTAACGTTCTTTTGAGCCTCGGCAGCGTCTTCACCACCGTATTTAGCAAGGTTAAACGTCTCACGCAAGGTGTGTTGCACTTTAACAGCGTCATTAGCAGACTTAATCAATCCTGCACCAATTGCTAACGATGAAATGGCTGTTCGTCTACCAACCTCTGCCATACGATTACCGGCACTGTTAAACCGATTGAATGCTTTTGAAGCCCGATCAGCACGACTAGAAACGGAATTTAATCCGTTAATTTGATGATTAAAGTTACCACTTTTACCAGCTTTACCAGCAGCACGGGAAAACTCGTTGGTTTTATCAGTGGCTTTGTCAGCAGATTTTTCAACATCGTTTAATGACTCTTTTGCGTCATTAATTCCTTTGGTGTGTATAGAATTCGCCTTTTTACCAAAGTCATCAAGCTTTCTGTTTAAGCCGGTCATTCCTTTTCCCAGCGTGCCTACTTTGTCAATTAAGTCTGACAATCTTTGCATATTTTGAACATTAATCTTATATGCAATCGTGTCTGCACCAATTGTAGCCATTGTTTATTGACCCCCCTTCGATCCTCCGAACGCTAATGCTATTGCGGAAGCCCTAGCATATTGTTTTTCTTTCATACGTTCTTCAGTGGCGTATTGCAAAATGCTTAGTTCGTTGCCGTTCATGTTTTCAATATCTTCAAATGAAATATTATTATCTCCGTGTATATAAATAGCCCATTTAAGGGCTATTTCGGGGCGCGTTTTAAAAATACGCTTTATTTCACTTTTACTAAAGAAGATGTTGCTATTGCAGGTGAAACGTGGCAACGATGTTCATGACGTCATCGAGTTCGCTCTTAGTAACGCCAATTTCACTTAACGTATCAAAACTAACCTTATGAATAGGCTTAGTGTCAATACTTACAAGCTTGATTACGTGGTTCATTAGAAATTCATAGGTGTCAACGTTGTTAGCTTGAATATATGAATTGCCGTCTTCGTCAGTGACGCGCTTCATCATCATATCGCCTAGCTTGGTACTAATTCCAAGGTTAGGTTTCTTGACGTCAACGCGTAATGTCTTGCCGTTCTTCAACAAGTATTCGAACGAAAGATTGTCACCAACCTTAATGACTTCGTCTTCGTCACGGTAAATAGAAGCAGTTGGTTTCGTAGTTACCTCTGCCAATTCGTCCTTAGCTTCACCATTTACAATTCGTTCTTCATTAGTATTTTCCGTCATTTTAAAACGCTCCTTTTGTTTTAGTTACTCTTTGGTTCCAATACGATTTGACCAGCGCTGAATGCTGCGTCAACAGTTTGTGCGTCGCCACCGACCTTAATATCAGGGTTCTTGGTGAGCAATGCCTTGCTGGTGTAAACATGTTCAAATGGCGTTTGAATGTCAATCCGAACATACTTAGTTGACGCACCCATTTCCATAATCTCTTGCCAAGTATCAGACGCACGGTTAAGGTGCATAGTAATTGTACCACGATCATCATGCTTACGAACAGCACTGTTACTACCTTGCGCGTCAACCGTCCAAGTAATGCGGTCATTTGCCCATGATACATCAACTAAATCATCACCGTTGAAGAACTTAACAAGCTTCCCGTTAAGGTAAATAGCAACGTCTTGGGCGTCGTACAATGGTTCGTCGTCTTGAATGCTAGAAGCTAAATCTGGATTCATAGTGTTTTCCCCCTTTAATATTCGATAGTGTTAGAGATGTAAACATCTTCAACCATGCCAGCAGGCTTGTAAGAAGTGGTTACACCGCGCATTTCACGTTTTTGTTCGTATGATTGTGACAACTTGCCGGGCTTAACGTATTCGACGGAGTAATCAGGCATGCCGTTTTCGTTACCGTTTTCGTCAACTTTAGGGGCAACAATACCCATGTTAAACGCGTCAGAGAACACGGTGCGAATCGTATCGATAACCGTCTTAAACCCTAATTCCGTGTATGGAATTCCGTTGTCTTGAGAGTTCTTAAACAATTCAACAACTCGCGAGTTGATAAGGTTTTGTACCCAGTCAAGGCCACGCATGATGTCGATGTGCATATCAGTGCCCATAGTACGGGAGCTTGTCAATGCAGGGTTAGCGCCGACGAACGCATAGGTGATGATGTTCTTATCATCTAACAGCTTTAAATCGTCTGGCGTAAAGTCAAAGCGGTCTTGTGGCTTGATATACTTCAAGTCGCCCAGCGTGTACTTCAAGGCTGCGTGTGGTGGCAGCATACCAAGCTTAGCTGTAACAGCAATATCGAGTGCGTCAAGGTAAGTCCCATCTGCAACTTCTTCGGTAGTAGCGGCTGGATTAGTCAACCCAACGGTACGCTTGTTCAGTTGTAACTTGCTAAGGTCATCAGCAGTGTTGCTGTAGGCAAAGAACAAACCAGTATTCTGCAATTCCATAAAGTTAGAAATGCCCGCCATCAAGTCAGCGTTTGGTTCGTCTAGTACCAAGAAGTCCCAGCCGGCATACAAATACTTCTTAACAACAGCAATTGCGTTATCAACGTCATCTTTAGGTGCTGGAGTACCTTCACCAGCCGCAGTAGCCTTAGTGCTAGTTAAAACGATAAGTGAAACTGCTTCGCCGTTGTTAGCAAAGTAAACTTGACCCTTTTTGTATAAACTAGTTGTTTCTGGATAGTCAGCTTCCAACTTATCTAAGCTTTCATAAACCTTAATACCGGCAGTAGTACCGGTAGTTAAAATAGCAGTCGCACCCGTAGTGTTCACATTACGAGAAAACGTGTTTGACATGTGAACTGGTGAAATACGTGTTACCGTACTCATTAATGTTTCTGGCATTATTGTTCCTCCTTAATTTTTAAATCATTGTCAATTGATGAAATTGTATCAACGGGGCTATTGTATTTTCGCCAATACTTAATCGTTAAATCGAACCCGTGATGGTGTAGCTCATTCACTGGCACGGCTTGAACTGACCGTGATTGGACTGTTCCAACACTTGCAATCACAATACCGTTACTGCGCAACACTTGTCGTGTATACGTGTCTAATAGGTAAGCTCGCAAGTTAGCGCAAATGTTTACGGTTGATTGCAATGTGTTAGAGAAAACGTCAACAGAAATTTCTGCTTCCATCTCTGTGTCGTTGTAATTCTTTTCGCCGTAAGTTGGAACATCGTATGATACAGGATAAATAGTTACAAATGGCGGCTTGTCATTTGCCTTTATTTTTCCACTAGGTTGTGGCTTGATTCCTGTTATATCATTAATTATTTTAATAACCGGATAAATAATTTCATCGAAACTATAAACGTTGCTTTTATATGGCTCGCTATTAGGCAATTGTATCATCACCCCTTAGTCGATAAACATAAACGCCAGTCAACGCGCTATGGTTCTCAACGTCATCAATTTGGAAAATCTTGTTTTCCGTTTCAACGATTGTCCCAATGGCAAATTCGCTTGAGCTAATCCATTGTAATCTTGTAGGCAGATTGCTATTAGAATTTTCGATGGCATTAGCGATGGCGTTTGATCCGTATTTATTTTCGGGCGTGACTGGTTCGAAAAGCTCTTCCGCCTTGTCGTCTTTATCAATCAATTCTTTGGTGATTGGTTCTGTTTCTCCCCATGCGTTTTCTTCGCTGCTACCTTTTAATGAATTAATCGTCGGGTGCACAACTACACGTTGATTATAAATTGATAAATCTCGCAGAATACCATTAATTTTAGCCACGTGTTGTCACCCTCCCATCAATTGAACGTCTTAACCCGCCGGTATCAACCAGCGGCTCATTACGCCCTTTTTTCTTAATTGTAGCTGGGGCATTGGCTGGGCCGACAATAGAAATCTGATGTCTAACACCCTCTGCCATAACCTTACTAATTGATTTATAAGCGCCCATAGCTGTTAGCTCACCATTGATAACTTTACCAACGGAAAAACTAGCAGCATAACGCCAAGCATGACGCTTGTTTCTGGCAGCTGCACCTCGTAGAAAGGAACGTGCAGGTATGGTCATCGTCCCAAATTCGTTAGCACGTACAATCATTCGCAGCTCTTCTTCGGAATGCTCTGGAACTTTTTTCAAAGCACCGGCTTCCGCTTGATACTTATTTAAAGATTTCAAGCGTCTACGTTCCAGCCTTAATTTCTTTAATAATTCCGATTCAGAAACCATTAAAACGTCACTGGAATCTCCAACGTTTTGCCGGACTTAACAGCACTTTTTTTAAGTCCATTGGCTTCCATAATTGCACCAACCGTTGTTTGATTGCCGAACTTGGTATAAACGTCTAACAAAGTTTCACCGTCTTTTACAGTGTACTTTTGCTTACGATTGGAATTAGTTAGTTTCTTAGCCATAACTACACGCCCCCTTCTTTTTTAATACAGGCTCTTTGCCCGTCCAAACATCGAATGCCCTTGCGATGCGACTAACTCATTGAATGCTTTAAGCCAACCGTCGTTTGGTGACGTATCGCGATTAACACTATAAGCTCCAGCGTTTACGGTTGTCCCCATCGCACCACCGTTTTGAATAATCATAAGCAAGTGGCAGGCATACAGAAATGTTGCATAATCACAAACCTCTGGGTCAATTCCATATGATTTAGCAACTGAACCCGCAGTTTTAATTGCACCATCTATCTCTAAATCTGAAACATCTTTAAAGTCTTCTAACGCTTTAATTCGATCTGCGGTATTCATTGCTTCACTCATTTTGGATTACCCCCATTGGTTATTTAGCGCTGCCTGACGTGGTTGTAGTGCTTGCAGCTTTCTTAGGTGAGTTGATACCAGCAACGATGAATTCTGGTGATACCTTGAACGCGTACTTGACAACACCGATTTGACGTGGGTCACTAGCAATCTTGTATGCGGCCTTACCATCAAGAACAGCTTGACGATATTCATCAGCACTTTGGGCCACTGACAAGTCTACGGAAGTACCAGCGAGTTGCATAGCCATAACGCGCTTGTTGATGATAGTTTCAGAACCACCGTTCTTTAATTCATCACGGTTAACAACAATGCCGTTAGCAGGGGTAGCCGTTGCGAAGTATACGGAGCTAGGTGCGAACATAAATGCTGATGTCTTACCGGTTGCGTCAACAGGAATTTCATCGTCAACAATAACATTGAGACCGTTATACATGCGAATAACCATGCCAGCTTCACTAGGCTGTTCAGTTGCGATTAAGTTTTGCTTCCGCAATTCGCCTAACGTAGCAGAGTTTACAACAATCTTTTGTAAAGTTGGGTCAGCAACGTCACCCATGCGCACAGTGGCTGCAATCATGTCTGCTGGTGAGAATAACGTTTCAGCACCAATCTTATAACCTTTGGCTTCGGCGATGTCAGCATTGGCAAATGCACTGTTTAACACGCTGATTAACCAGCTTTCGTTCTTGCGAACCCAGTAAGCACCAAAGCGTTCAGCGATTTGCTTGATGACGGGTGCACCAGTTGCTAATTGACCCCAGTCAGTAGCAGCGTAAGCTTGATATTCATACATCTTCATAGCTTGTGCCGAGTTGGTTGACAGGCTTTGGGCGGTAATATCTTGCTTATCGTTCCATTCGTTAGTTTCTCCACCTAAATCACCAATCAATGGAATATCAACCATGCGGCCACCGTCTAACAGTCGGTTGCCTAACACTGGGTCATTAGCTAAGATACCGGCCTGAACGAAACGGCTCGTCTTAGTAGACATTTCCTGCACATATTGTGCGAATACTCGTGGTTCAATTAAATTTGAAAATGTTGTAACTGCCATTTTTTTGTCACTCCTTAAATGTGTTCTGCTTTGTATTGTTCGTCATATGCTTCGGGGGAATCTCGGCGGAAAGCAACACGTTCCTCGTAACTCATATCACTAATCTTCTTGCCTTTATACTTGTCAGGGATTCCAGAACCGGCCTTGGGCGTGTTACTGCCTTGCGTTTCTTTGAGAACGCGGTCATCAACCGTCTTTTTGAAGTCAGATTCAAATTGATCGATGTTGTTCTTAGCCTTTTCGGGGTCTTCATTAGCAAGCGTTTCAGCAAAAGAAACTGGTAAACCGCGTTTAGTTAGTTCTTTAGTTGTCTCGAAAACAGCTTTGTCGTGATTGAATTTTCGGCGTTCTTCCGCTTCTTTCTTCTCACGTTCCTTGCGTTCTTCTTCGGCTTTCTGTTCTGCTGTCAATTGCGTTTTGCGAATTGCTTCGTCAACTGCTGAATTGATAGCTTGTGAAAACTCGTCGCTGTTCTTAAAATCAGTAACAGCTGCGGCACGGAACTTGCGCTCACTCTTGTGGATAAGCGCACTTAGTTCCTCTTGTGTCATAGTGATTGGTTCGTCATTCTCTGCCATGTTAATATTCCCTCCGTTTTTTTGCTTTGTATGTGGCATAACAGATACCTTTTAGCGTAGCATAACGCTTGGCCTTCAATTTTACGTCCGAAGGAATAAGGGACAAAACTAATTATACCGGAATCTTGCTGCACCGACAACTTGGGTGGCTATTGTCTGGTATAGTTGGAGCTTCTTCAATCTTATACGGGCCGGCTTCTTCTAACTCAACACATCTTTTGCAAGCACCGGCTTCCGTAACCCATTCAACCATTTTTACACCGTTGCGGCGATAAAAACTATCAGCAACATAGTCGATTGACCGTGCACTTTCAGTTTTTAGAATACGCTCGGCATTATAACCAGCTGAATTAAAAATTGATTCGATGTTTTTTCGGTTATAAGCCTTTGTCTCACGCAATATTTCGCCAAGTGATTCTGGCGTGATACCGCGTTTAAGTCGCGAGTTGATTACGGTTTGCATTTTTGAACCCAGCTCATCACTATCAAGCCACAGCCGTTGTTTCCACGATTCATCGGTGTATTTAATCGAAGACTTTTTAACGTTATTAGAAAAAATACTGCCTAAACGTGAATACTCATCAGACGTATCTTTAACTATTTTTTCACTGATTAACGGAATTTGTTTTTCAGTTAGCGCAATGATTCCCAGCCATGCTATCGCAAACATCATATAACCTTTATTTCGTGAAGCGATAAAACCAGCAATTTTTAGCCGATCATTTGCTTCTTTTGACCAATGCTTATTATACACCTCATTAACTGCTTTTTTCCATTGATACAAGTCCCACGAGTTAATTCTTTGCTGTGATTGCAAAAATGATAGCCCATTCTCATCAGCATATCGAACATAGAACTCACGTATATGGTTTGCAGCATAGTGCAGATAGTATTGACTTTTAACGTCTAAAATATCCTTAACTTCGCTATCACTAGCTATCAGCTGGTTAATTCTTGCTTTCTGTTTCTCCTTGGTTATCATCTGTGTCAAAAGGATCACCACCAGTCTTGGCCTTGCGAGTCATTTCTTTAATTTCGTTTGCGTCTTTGTTTTGTTCTTCTTCGTTTAAGGTGTCTTCGCGGTCAGCTGGAGTTCCAGTAATCACTTCACCCATCTTGCGCAGCGTATGTGCACTAAAGTCGCCAGTCTTGGCTAATGAAACCATAACCTCGGCAACTTCTTTGTCGTTCTTTGGTAGGTTTGGCGTGTAATCTTCGGTGATGTTGTCGACTAATTCTGGCAGCACGTCTTTCTTCTTTGAGTTACGCAGATAATTGAATAACAGTGTAAGCCGCTTGCTTAACCCTCGGTTAAACATGCTTTGCTGAATAGCCCGTTCTTGGTCAGCACCCCATAGTTTATAACTCATAGCCACGCCGCTGGCATTACCACTGAATTTCTCATCATTAACGTCTGGAGTGTTGGTGTATTTGTGAATACTGGATATAAGCATATCCGTGAAAATCTTCCAGCCTTGGGGGTCTAACGACTTAGTTAGGTATTCTGCCTTAGGTTGTACAACGATTGGTGTACTGCCCGGAACGTCGATAACAGACGGCTCTAATTGCATGACAGGCAGCTTAGGATCAATGTCGGTAGGAATCATCATAATTTCACCGTTCTCGTTAGTTACGGGGTTTCCATGACCATCAAGAAGAGGTTTTTGACCACCGGCAGCATTAATACCCGTAACAACTAAAATAGCGTTTCCGATGTTTTCCTGCGAGTTAGTCATCTCGGAAGTTGATTTATCAAGTGCGTCAATCATATCGATGTTCGGCTCCCACAGTCCAATTCTTTCATCATTTAAAGAATATTCGACGAGTGGAACACCGTCAAAGTTGTGCTTTGTTCGTTCACTTTCTTCGGTCATCGTTGCAATCGGTGAGTTTTGAGACTCAAAATAATATACATAATTTTCCGTATATGCCTCAAAATGATACGTCTCGATGTTGTTATAAGATACCAAGAAATACCGAACCCCAAACAACGGATTGTGTTCAACGGTCGCGCCGTATACAACGAACGCATTCACTGGGTCAACGCGCTTAATGACGACTTGGTTCGTGCCTTGCTTAACATACATAAGCTCATAAGCACGGCCGGTGTTGCATAAATCTTGCCCCATAATCTTGTTATGATAAGGCTCATCGTTACGATTGTTGAACTGCGTTAGCGTATCTAGTAATTCATGACCATCGTTTTTCGGGTCATCAGGGTCTGAAAAGCCATACTTGATTGGATTCCCGAATTGATAACCAACGCGCACGTTCGTAATATATCTAGCAATGTTGTTAGCGACACGGTTATCTGCGCGATAAGGTGAACGTTCAGAATTCCAAAAATGAATATCACTTTCGCCTTGATAGTAGCGCTCTAACGTAATTAATCGCTCAACTTGGTTGTTATAATGCTTTTCAACAAAGTTAGCTAACGCTGTTTTAACACTTTCAGAATCAGCCTCATCAAATAAATATTCTGGCATGACGAAGTCTTGATTAGCTTCAAACCCCCACCGGCTGCCATCAAGCAAGTTACTGCGGTGCCGCCACGGATTCGGACGGCTCTTTTCTTTTGCAACAATATCGTTATTTACTGGCATGTTTTTATATCCCCTTTTAGATTGCGCCTAATTTTCTCCACGCTTCAATTGATTGCTTATAGTTAGGCGATTTACGCTTAGGCATGATATATGGTTCTAACGCGTATCGCAATGGATCAATTAAATGGTTATTAGCGTCAGCCGGCTGGTCAGTCCACTCACCTTGGCTATTCTTCTTGTAAACATATGAATTGAATTCACTAATTGTATGCTTGCACGATGGCAGAATATGAATCTTATAGTTTTTCAAGAACCTAATACCCATGTTTACGGAGTTAGCAGGCTTCCATGACTTGCGAATACGTCTAATGCCTTTAGCACTTAACCACTGAATTAATCTGTCTTCGGCACTGTCTGCCACGATAGTTGTATTCTTATAGCCATTATCAACCAAGAACTGATAAACCTCATCGTTAGTCATGCCGAAGCGATACATCTCATCGAAAACATAAATGTCACGAGTTTTCTGAATAATAGCAACGCTAATCATCGTCGTAGGATCATGCTCTAAAC